CCGTATATCCGTTTTGTTTCTTCACCGTTCCACATTCACTGTATTTTCTGGTGGTGGCTGTATCTAAGTCCAGCACACACTCACATCGAAATACGCCATTAATCTCTGTACACTTTTCCTGTATCGCAGCCCCGACGTTTGGCTTCTGGCTCCACCCTGGTGCAAGAATTAACCCTGGGGAGAGATGAAACATGGGATAAACCCGACGGACCAGCTCCAATCCTGTTTCTTTCCCTGTTTCCACATCATAGGCACCAATAATATCCTCTTCCGTCACCATCGACGGATCCAAATATTTATGGCTTACCCGAATATTTTCCAAAGCATATCCAGCCCCTGTGCTGAGCAATGTAATAACGCTCTTTCCTTTGCTGTCAAAGCTCAAAACATAGTCCTCATTTAATTTCAGGGCTTCACCTTCTGTCTGGGCTTTTATCTGGATACTGCTTAGTAAAATTCCATTTTTTTCAAGTGCCACCTGGTGGTTTTTGACTGTATAGGAGGCTTCCGCTGCATCTTTGCTGTGCTTATCCGGATCCAGTACATTCACATAAATAACCGGATAAACATGAAACATCTGAAAAGATGCATAGATGCTCTGGCACAGCGTATAGCTCCAATCATCTGTGTATCCCAGTTTTTCAACCGCTTCCGCAAACGACTGTACCAGCACCGGACGGTTTACGTATTCCTTTGGATTTTTAGTCAGATTAACCG